AGCACTTTACACCAAATGCTCCAGTGTCTTCTCAATATGGGACACTTGCTTTGCCAAGTGCTAACATTGGTAATGGAGTTCTTTCGGTATATGTCGTCAATGAACTCACAACACCAAACTCCACAACAAACAATGACATCGAGGTTAACGTATTCGTCTCAACTCTTGACGATTTTGAGGTCGCTGGCCCAACAAATACGTACCTTGATGGGCTGTATCTCAACCAATCTCCCGTCGACCCGCCGGAGACTGCGGCTCGGCTATCTGCTTGTGCTGGACTTGATACGGAGGACGGAACGGCGCCAACGGACCCTGCGAAGGTGAATTCAGTTGCTGCTGCTCCTACCACAGATCCCATTATCAACAAGGTTCATTTTGGCGAAGTGATAGGATCGTTTCGACAAATGTTGAAGCGATACAATTATCACGAGGCCATGACGCTCGAGATTCCCAGTGCCAGTGATGCCACTTTCATTGAAATTTTTAGGCAGGCTATGCCTTTCGATGGAGGATGGCTGCCGCCTGACACCACGAGTGTTCCTGACATTTCTGTTCCAATTGGAGAGGACAATTACGTTTACGCCAAAACTCCGTTGTTGCGCTATCTGGTGACAGCATATGGGGGATGGCGTGGTGGAATTCGTTATTTGTTGGATACCAACACTCGTTTCGCCACTGGTCAGGACCGGACTCCTCCCATCGAGAAAAATACCACATTCTCTTTGTCGCGAACATCTCAAAACCTCATTGGCAATATTTACACTGCTCCCAACGCTGGTCAATTTTCTATTCGCAAGACCGCACTTGAGGCTCAGGATGACAATGATGGCAAGTCTGGAACCACGCGGTGGACGTCTTCAGTCAATTCTTTGCACGCCTTTGAACTTCCGTACTATTCGAGGTTCAGGTTTGCTCCTGCAAAAAGGAGAACTCTCTTTGATGGATCGGACCCATTTCAGGGAGGTTTTAAATTGTCGTTCACAGACACAAATGGAGCGGCAAATGTCACTCATGTATGGCACTCCTATGTTGCTGCAGCTGAAGATTTTACATGTATGTTTTATTTGGGCCCGCCTGTCTATTTTTATGAGGCGAGTATCCC